TTATTTGATTATTATTTTAAAGCTAGCTATGATAAAGCAAACCGAACCCACGTAAATGGTAAACGTGGGCTTGGTTTACATGAAACCATTCGTGACTTTCTTTATATGAAAGATGAAATTCCTGATTTAAAAATAGTTACAGATGTACATGAAATAGATCATATTCAATATTTAAAAGATATTGTTGATGTAATACAGATACCAGCTTTTTTATGTAGACAAACAGATCTTATTCAAGAAGCTTGTAAAACTAATTGTATTATTAATATTAAAAAAGGCCAATTCTTGGCACCTTGGGATGTTAAAGGTATACTAAGTAAAACAGAAGGTGCTAAAGAAGTTTGGATTACAGAGAGAGGTACTAGCTTTGGTTATAACACACTTGTTGTTGATTTTACCGGTCTGCAGTACATGCTTGATAACTTTGGCGTTCCGATCATATTTGATGCAACGCACTCAGTACAAAAACCTGGAGGGGCCGGTGACTCGTCTGGCGGTAATCGTGATTACGTGCCAGGTCTTGCTCGCGCTGCCGCTGCTATGGGCGTTAGCAACTTCTTCTTAGAAGTACACGCTGACCCAGACAATGCACCAAGTGACGGACCTAATATGTTAAAATTAGAAAATTTTCAACAGGTGATAGATGACATCGACCGCTATTCTTATTCCAGCTAGATTTAAATCTAGTCGGTTTCCTGGAAAACCACTTGTAAATTTAGGTGGCATTCCAATGATAAAACGTGTGTATGAAGCATGTGCCAAAACAGGTTATGATACATATGTTGTAACAGATGATTGGAGTATAGCAGAACTTTTTAATGATAATAATTGTAGAGTTGAAAATGCTGATTACAAAAATGGAACTGAAAGATGTGGTGGAGCCATACCTCTTTTAAGAAGATATGAAAGATTTATTAATGTTCAAGGTGATATGCCTGACGTAACATCTGATTGCATTGAAGGTTGCATAGATTTATTAGGATTTTATCGTGTATCTACTGTTTATACTAAAATGCCTAAAGAATTACAAAATGATCCTAATACAGTAAAATTAATTCGCCATGAAAATAAAGCATTATGGTTTGGACGAGGATTTAAAGGATACGGTGATTGGCATTTAGGTGTATATGGATATACAAGAGAAGCTCTTGCTAAATATTGGTCATATGTAAAATATCCTGAAGAAAAAATCGAACAATTAGAACAATTAAGATGGATAAAAAATGGTGTACAAATCGGTGTAAATGAGGTAGAATGGTCAGGAATAGAAATTAATACACCTGATGATGCGAGGAAATGGAATGAAACTATACGAACTTGAACAGTTAATTATGGACTGCTGGCATGTATGCGATGACCTACAGGTAGTGTTCAAACAGATAGGTGACGGTGAATGTGAGCCTACACAAGATGAACTGATGAACACCTTGATGGGTATGCAACAGCTATACCAATGGAAATTTCAACAGTTGTTCTTTATGTATGAGCAGATAATAAAATCACAGCGAGGAGAATTGGAATGATTGCAGGTAAAGTATGGGGCAATACAGAACTTGTAGAAGCCAATGGGGCGTTGGAGTTCCATCGTATTGAAATGAATAAAGGTGGTGTTTGTTCTAAACACTGTCATGAGTTTAAATGGAATGGCTTTTATGTTGAATCTGGTCGTATGCTTATTCGTGTATGGCAGAAAGATTACGATCTAGTTGACGAGACTATTCTTGAAACAGGAATGTATACAAAGGTCAAGCCAGGTGTTTATCATCAATTTGAATGTCTCGAAGACGGTGTTGCCTTTGAATTGTATTGGGCAGAATTTAATCATAATGATATTAAACGAGAAACGGTAGGATTCATTGAACAATAAAATTGAACAAACTATTCTAAGAAATTTATTGACCGACGATGATTACATGCGTCGCGTTTTGCCATTTATTAAACCAGAATATTTCGAAGGTCCTTATCGTACTCTTTTTAAAGAAGCTGGTAAATATGTAGCGAAATATAATAAGTTGCCTACAGCAGAATCATTTATGGTTGAGTTAAATAATTCAACTTTAAGTGGTGATGCTTATACTGCGGCATGTGAAATTGCTGAAACATTATTTGTTGGTGATAAAGTAGATGATAAATGGTTGCTTGATAACACCGAAAAATGGTGTCAAGATAGAGCAATCTATAATGCTGTAATGGAATCAATTACCATTATTGATGGTAAACATTCTACGCTTACAAAAAATAGTTTGCCATCTCTTTTACAAGATGCTCTTGCTGTGACATTTGATGCTTCAGTTGGTCACGATTATATTGAGGATGTAAATCAACGTTATGATTTCTATCATACAGAAGAAGATCGAATTCCATTTGATCTTGAATACTTTAACAAAATTACCAAAGGCGGCGTACCTAATAAGACTCTCAATATTGCTCTTGCTGGTACTGGTGTTGGTAAATCCTTATTCATGTGCCATGTTGCTGCAGCAGCTTTGACTGAAGGTAGTAATGTTCTTTATATTACTATGGAAATGGCAGAAGAAAGAATTGCCGAACGTATTGACGCTAACTTATTGAACGTTCCAATCGATCAACTTGATCATTTGTCAAAAGATATGTTTACGACAAAGGTTGCCGATCTTGCTCGTAAAACGACTGGTAAACTTATCGTAAAAGAATACCCAACTGGTTCTGCTCATGCTGGCCATTTCAGAGCATTATTAAATGAATTAAAACTCAAGAAACAATTTGTGCCTGATATTATCTTTATCGATTATCTTAATATCTGTGCATCTAGCCGTATGAAAGGAATGGGTGGTGCTATCAATTCATACAACTACATTAAAGCAATTGCTGAAGAATTACGAGGTCTTGCAGTGGAATACGACTTACCGATATTCTCTGCAACGCAAACGACTCGCAGTGGTTATTCTAACTCGGATGTTGGGCTTGAAGATACCTCTGAGTCTTTTGGATTACCCGCAACCGCAGACCTCATGTTTGCACTCATCTCAACCGAAGAGCTCGAACGCGATGGTCAAATTATGGTCAAACAGCTTAAGAACAGGTATAACGATCCTACTAATTATAAAAGATTTGTTGTTGGTATTGATCGAAGTCGTATGCGCCTTTATGATGTGGATGATTCCCAACAAACGCTAACTGACGATACACCTGTATTTGACAAAACTCCAGCTGGAAAGAAATTTGAGGATTTTAAACTTTGAAACCTAATGTAAGACTAATTAGTTATTCACAACCCGCAGAAGATGCTTTTATAGGAATTGATGATGCCCAAGATCTCATCGCGTATTGCGCCCGTGTCTCCAATCCATCGAACCAATCCAATAAGAAGACAGCTGAGAGACTCTTGTCATACCTTGCCAAAGAATCTCACTGGTCGCCATTCGAAATGGTCTCAGCATGCCTCGAAATCGAAACCACAAGAGACATCGCGCGACAAATCTTAAGACATAGAAGTTTTAGCTTTCAAGAATTTAGTCAGCGATATGCTGATCCAACTAAAGATTTAGATATGGTTAAACGTGAAGCTCGACTTCAAGATCATACTAATCGTCAAAATTCTATTGAAATCGAAAACGATCCATCTTTGGTTGAAAATCAAAGGCATCTAGATTTGATTGCTGAGTGGGGACGTAAACAAGCTGGCATTATTAAACAATCTCAAGATGCTTATAATTGGGCAATTGAAAATGGTATTGCTAAAGAACAAGCTCGTTCTGTATTACCTGAAGGTAATATGATGTCACGAATCTATATGAATGGTACTATTCGTTCATGGATGCACTATATCGAGCTGAGATCTGGAAATGGCACACAAAAAGAACACTGTGAAGTTGCTCTTGAATGTGCCAAAGAGATTGAAAAAGTGTTTCCAATCATAAAAAAATTCATTAAAAAATAAAAAAATCACAAGTTATTGATTTTAAACAAAAAGAAATTTAAAAAAAGCATGTACATTGCTTTCAGGATATAGTAGGATAGTTATATCAAATGAAGGAGAATGTTATGAAAAAGTTCAACGTATACCAGCTACAAGGTTCAGATTTTCGCGATGAACGTTTTGACCTAAGTTTTGGCAAAGATCCTAAATCTTTGGCTGAAAAACTTTTCAATGATTGGTCATACACATTGGTTTCTGAAATTACAGCACCTGATCTTAACGGTGTATTTCAAGTTGGTAACATTGGACCTGAATCATACATTCGCCGTATCGCAGACCGTATGGCTTCAGTATCTGT